GGGTGATTGTAAGCAAACGTATTTTAATCATAACGAATTAATGATAAACTTTGCTGAAACCTACATATTCTTATTGGCAGGGAGAGATTGTCCATTGCCGAGTGACCCTGACGCAGCAGCAGAAGCGTCGGAATTGACTCAACAACAGGCTATTGCGAATGCACAAGCGAATCCAGGTTCGTCTGCTGGAAGTGCAGAAAATGCTAGTGATGAGTCGGATGAAATGAAGGGACCGTGTATTTACAATGTGATTACGTCAAAAGACCCGTGGGTTTGTCCTTTGTTTGGATATGTTCATTACGGGATATATCCAGGTTTGGATAGTCGTAGTACAAGAGTATTTGCCAGTGCGGAAAAATCTGCTGGGAGTTAATAATGCCTAAGTTTGTAGGTGCGCCATATCCGATCATTAAAAGTCCAAGAGGATATTTTGGGTCGCAAAGTGATATTGATCAGATCAAGAGTGATATGTTGATATTGCTGCTTACAAATCCGGGTGAGCGTGTAATGCTACCTTCATTCGGAACTCCACTTAGAGAGTTATATTTTGAGCCAAATGATCCAACTTTGCGGCAACGAGCCAGGGCGATGATCATTACTGCGATAGAGTTATGGGAACCACGTGTTTCGATAGAGCAAATTGAGGTTTTGGCAAAAGCGGATGATAATAGTTTGAATGCTTTTGATGACAAGACAGAAGCAGGAGCTGTATTAATGATAAGGATAATGTTTAAAGACCCACAAGATATTTCCTCAGTACACGAATTGAAATTAGAAGTTCCGCTTGGAGGCGCACAGTGAACGATTGTACGTTTGTATTAGAACCGCTTTCTCAGGCAGATTTGACTTCATTGGCGAATCTACCTAATTTGAATTATACCAATCAAGACTTCCACTCTATGAAGACTCGGTTAGTGACGTTCATTCAAGAGCAATTCACAACTGATTTCACAGATTTTGTTGAAGGCGACCTTGCAATCATGTTGATTGAGAATTGGGCATTTATTGCCGACACACTCTCATTCAAACTAGACCAAATCATCAATGAACTATTCATTGACACGGTTGCCGAAATAGAAAATGCCTTTCGGTTATGTAAGCTGGTAGGGTTTCAACCAACGCCACCGATTGCAGCCAAAGCATTGTTTTCTGCAACTATTCAAACGCCAGCACCAACAAATATTATAATTCCATCAGGATTTACAATTGAAGTCCCATCGGCGGCACAAACTCTTATTTTTGAATTGTTTGCGGCGGATGCGGAAGACAATCCTGTTTTTGATCAAAACATTTTGATAACTACTGGCGAAGTGACTAATACTTCAATCGTGGGGTTGGAAGGTCAGACGAGAGTTGATTCATTTGTGGCGAACGGGCAGATCAATCAGATTGTTACGTTGAATTCTACTCCAGTGATATTTGATAGTGTTCGGGTTTCTGTAGATGGTCAGAGATGGAATCTTGTTGATTTCTTTACAGACAGTAAGAGCAGGAATGAATTTCGTCTTGAATATGACTCGACGTGGACAGGATTTGTGATTTTTGGTAATGGCAAAGCAGGAAGAACGCCTACTGTCGGGTCAGAAATATCTGTTACGTACAGGGTTGGTGGAGGTGTTCGTGGGAATGTGATTACGGGAGCAGTTCAAGCACAGATGGGTTTTAATGTTCCAGGTTTCAATTTCGCTCTTCCAGTGAGTTTCACAAATTATACAAGAGCAGATAATGGTTATAATGGCGACACTATTGAAGACATTAGAATAAAGTTACCAAGATATAATAAAGCGCAAGACAGGGCAGTTACGGGGGAAGATTACAAGACGCTTGCAGATCAGTTTGTATCGCCTTACAATGGGCAAATTGGCAAGTCTGTGGCAGTTCTTCGTAATTACGGGTGTGCGGGTAATATTGTAGATTTGTATGTATTGGCGAGGGAAGGTAATGATTTTTTACAAGAAGCGTCAGAGAATCTCAAGTCTGAACTTTATGACTTTATGAATAAGAAGAAGATGATTACGGATTTTCTTTGTATTAAAGATGGTGTAATTATTTTGACTGATGTAACGATAGACATTTCTGTTGATAAGTTTTATCGTAAATTCAAAGAAGAATTGACTAGAAAGATTTCTCAGAGGATAGAAGGATTTTTTGCATTGCAGTATTGGGAGTATGGAAGATCATTGAAGGATGTTGAGATGGTTCGTGTTCTTGCGGACATGAAGGAAATTAGAGACGTGTCTGTATCGTTTACGACAATTGATCCAGGTAATAGTGGATCAACAGTATTGGCGAAGTATTTTGAGATTGTTCGTAAGGACAATTTGGCAATCAATCTGGTGTTTGAGTGAAAGTAAATTACAACGAAAATCCGACTTTGGCTGATGTGGTGGTATTTGATTTAATTACCACAGACATAGATGGATTTGTTATTGATGTTTATTCTGTTAATAAAGTTACGATTTATTTTATTGAACGTGGCGCAACGGCAGAAAATGTAAATCAATATACCAAGACTGTTTCGAATGAGATTTACACGGAATATTTCAAGGAAGCAATTCCTGTGGCAATATTTGGTACGTCGGATTTTCCGGCGTGGATTGGTACGGACTTAGATAATGCGTTTTTGACGAAGGTAGATTATGATGAGTTTGGCATTCCGTTAACTGGAGTGTATCGTCTTGAATGGAATCAGGAGTTGATGAAGGAAGGCGATTACGTATTATGTTATGAATGGACTCCAATACCTGCTGCGGATCATTTGATACAGAATTTGGGGTTTTATCTATCTGCCAATTCAAGGAATACAACGAGTATTCCAAGTCATTTTACTGTTCCTGAGAAGTATGAAGTTTTGTTAGAGCGGTATTTGCCTGAAATGTTTAAGATGATGTTGGCTGATGGCGATTTGACTCCAAGTGTATTAGACAAATTAAACAAAGCGATTGCCAAAGGTTTTACGTCGATTGAAGATCAGGTCAATCAAATTGTTGATTTAATTGATGCGAATTCAGTTAATGATTATTTGTTGCCTTATCTTGGTAATTATTTTGATCTTGATTTGAAGGATAAAGATACTGCGCTTTGGCGAAAGCAAATCAAGCGTGCGATTCCATTGTATAAGAAGAAGGGCACGCTTGATGGTTTGAAGGAGGCGTTAGCTAATTCGGATGTAAAGTTTAACAAGTTGACGAGATTGTGGCAAGTAGTTTCTCCGTTTACATGGCAAGATGGATTTGTTGTAACGCAAGAGCAGGTTGATGGAGGGATTATAGAGTTTGTCTTGTCCAAGTTGGCGATTCTTCCTGTTGATGTTTTGAATTTTGAGTTGTATTACCGTGAGTCAGGCGACTCTGATTATACACTTTTGACGGATGCGTATGTCAGTTTGGCGAATTCGGGTGGAAAGACTACGGTTACTTGGATTGGTGATATGCTTTCGTCTGGAGCGATTGAGTTGTTTGCTGGTGATGTTATTAGGGTTGTTTACAAGATCAATCCGGTCACTAATCAGACAATAGAAGATTATATTCGTAGTCTTCCTCTGGCTGATCTTCGTGATGTTTTGTTGGTGACTGCACCGCACAAGAACTGGAATGTTCGTGTGATTGGCGAAGATGATCCGTTGTTTGACATGATCATACCTTCGCGTCATCCATTTCAGTATCCTATTTCATACGGGAAAATCAGAACTGAGTTCCCGTACAGTGAAAACATCTATAATATGGATGAATATAACGGATCATCTAGAGATTCGCTTGATCCGTGTGATTTGGACAAGGATTTTATGGACAAGTGTTCTTCTTGTCAGGGAAGCAAGTTTACAATTGATGTAGAGATAGAAAATCTTTCAAATGATAGAATTGACGAGACTAATGATATAATCAAGGAATTTGTGCCATTTCATGCTGTTATTCACAGTGTTAATTACACTGGAAGTGTAAATGAGTTTATGTTATCTCCTGCGGAAGATATTGAGTATTTGTGTACAATAATCCAGAATGACAATGTTGTTGCAACGCAGATGAATTTCAATCGATTGATTGAAGAGGGAAGTAGTAATGTTCTAGAGTTGAAACGTAATATGTTGGCATCTACTACATTGACGGCACATTCTGGAACAGGTGTTAATTTGGCTGTTTCGTTATTTAGTCCAGGCATTCAGTTTGGAACTTTGGGTGTTGACACAGATAGTGATACTTATTTAGAGATTTTGTCTGGAACAGACATGGGTGAGTATAAAGTTGGTACGGCGAATAAGTTTACGGTAGATATTATACAAGGGCAACCAGATACAATCAATTGGTCGATTGATCCGAGTGGATTTCCATTTCGTTTATCGAATGAAATGTTTAATGGCACTGTGGATATAGACCAAAGTTATGAGTATACATTTAGCGATGTTAATATTGAGTTTATTGATTTTGGAACAGTAGAAAATTACAAGGTAGTTGTGACGAGTGGTCCATATGCTGGAACATATAATGTGAATAGCATAAATCCTAACAATACGTTAACATTGGCAAGTTTTCCGACAACTGCTACTATTACTGGTTTGAATTATGAATTAAGAACTGCATCTAATAATTTGAGGTATACAGGAACGACTGGGAGTGTGTCTTCGTTGGGTGTTGGTAAAGTGACGATGGATGTAAATGCGTTTGATTATGGGATTAGGTCTGGTGATTATGTTGAGTACAGTGGAACTCAGTATCAGGCGCGTGGCGTAGACGAGTTTATTTGGATTGATGGGTACACTGGTGGAAATGTTGGCGGTGCGTCGGTTAAAGTTTATCATCGTCTTGTTGAGCTTGCGACTGGTTATCTTGAGATAAAAGGTATGAAACTGACAGGTGTGGTTCCTGTGATTAGCAATGTGGCGGAAACCAATCAGTTTTTGGACAATTATTTGATATTGATTGGAAGTAACTATTATCAAATCAGCAGTATTAGTGGCAGTGACATGATTTTGAGTGGCACTGTGTTATCTTGGGGATTGATTGGAACGCCTGTTAATTATTCAATAGTTCAGTTTATTAAGACTTCACCGATAATGACTCAGAGTATTGATAATCCTTTTGGTGGTCTTGAGTTTGATCGTTTGGATCGTAGAGGGAATGAGTCTGTTGAGATTATAACAGAAACAGTAATGCCGATGTTTTTGAGAGCATCAATGCTTAATAATCAAGGCGAACAATTGGATGCAATGATCCAACAAGAACAAATTTGGTACAACATCGAATACAGGGAGTGATCGTGGAAGAAAATTTAGTACCGGCTGGTGTAGTGTATTTGGAAATCACTTGGGAAGATGGTCGTGTTGAATATCGAGAGATGAAGAACCGTATTTTGCTGAGTGGTCGCAAGAATTTTGCGAAAGCATTAGCGAATGATTTTGGTTCATCATTTGAGTATTTCATTACGGGAATTACATTCGGCAGTGGTGGAACGGTAGGTGGCGCTCCCAGGTTTGTTGATGACACTCGTGAAGGGTTATTTGGTCCTACATTAACCACGAAGGGTGTAATTACCAGCATCAATCCTGATTTCCCGACTCAGGTGACATTTACTTCGGTTTTGACATTTGATGATGTTGTTGGATCGATTATTAATGAGATGGCATTAAAGATGAGAAATGGCGATTATTTCAGCATGACTACCTTTGGAGATATTACAAAAACTTCTTCAATGCAAATGACATTCAATTGGAGGGTCTCCATCGTCTAAATAGGAGTCTTGCTATCTATATAATTACATGCCAGCAATAGAAACAGTAGCAGTTCCGAGGTATCAGCCTCTTGATCCGTACCATCACATTGTAGACAATTTGCCAATTGATGGTTTGGTTGAACGTGTCTTTTTAGTAAACAATCAAGTAGATAATAACACAGCCATTCTTTCTGAGTCAATTGGGACGGCAGGAAGTTTGGCTAATCGTTTAAATCAAGCTCTTAATCCAGATGGAACGATAATTACTCAAGCGATTGACAATGCTTTGCATAGTATTGAGGATCACTTGGACAGTAATAATTTCGTCCGAATGACTTTGGATGAGCGAATCAAGCTGAGTTTCATTTCGCCAGGGGCAACAGCGCTACAAATCAATGTTGATGTAATTTCTGGTACAATTCCATTTATTGATGATACGTTGACTTTTGGTGCTTCTGATACGGTAACTTGGAATTATGTTAGTGGTAAGATTATTGCGGAGATTGATTTTCCGACATCAATACGTCACAACCATTATTATAATATAATTCCTGTGACATCGGACAATCAAAATTATACAACAACTGTGTTGAGTACGCCTTATAAAGAGGACAGTCTTCGTGTTCACGTCAATGGTGTGAAGTTGAATAATCTTAATTTGACTTATGTTCCGATTGGAATGCCGAGTGTTATAACGTGGACTCCTTTGTCGTTTAGTGAAGGATCAGCGATTAGCGGAACTGTGATTGGTGGTGATTTCTCTTTGAATGCTCCTATAGCATCGGCTGCAAGAGTGGTTATTGATTTTGACGTTTTGTATACGTAATCACTGTATTATCTCAAGAATAACATTTTTAGGAATCCATGGATTCTCTTTCTGATAAAGATTTAAATATTGCTGTAGTTTGCTCTGATTGTAACATTGGCAGTTTTAAGAACACAGCCAGTTCAATCAAGGGTGATTTCCCCAAAGTTTCTTATTTTGGTGTTGTGCCGAATAATTCTACTGCGTTAGAAATTTCTGACATGAGTCGTTATGGCAGGGTTATTAAGGGCGGGGATACGATTACGTCGTTGATGAGTAAGGGAATATGTGAATCAAAAGATTGGTGTCTTTTGGTGATGTGTGGGTCGTGGGTTAGGTATAATCTGGTGAAAAAATATCGTTATTTTCTGAAGTCCAAGAAAGACATTATTTATCCAGCAGTTGATCGTAAGTATTTATTTTATGAAGCTTCAATTAATGGCATTTTGATTCACAGGGATTCGTTTGAGGACATTGGCAATTTTGAAGATTTTGAGGACTTATCTGAATCAAAATTGAATTGGGCTGTGACTGCAATTGATAAAGGTTATTCTCTTAAATCCATCGTAGGAGCGCGTTTCATATGACACTAAAAGAACAAGTTGATTCCATTTTGAAGTCTAATGTTCCAAACAGACACACAATTTTCCAGTTGAATTATTTTGTTATTGGTAAAGAGCCAACTCATCAAGCCAAGATGAAGCGTTGTGTAGAAGAGTTGAAATCAAGGAAATCTACTATTGAATCTCTTATTATGGAGATTGATGACGTGATGGATCGCAATGAATTGATGAAATTAGAAAACGCTGATGACGAAATCAAGAAAAGAATGTTGAATCGTAGAATTATTCAAAATGAGATATCGATTGAGAAATTAAAAGAGCAAGTTAAGAATACAGAAGAAGAGATGGTATTTTTTGTTGAGGCGTTCAATCAATTGAATGAAGTGGAAGCATTTAGGGATTGGGATGATATTGAGGTTCAGACTGAGTATTGGAATGCAAAAATGTTAGAAGAAGTTAATTATCGTATTATGATGAATATGCCAATTGATTTTGAGATTGTCAAGACGGTACTTTCGCTTCCGTCAGAGACTCCGGTCAAGAAAAAGATTGTTTCTCTTATCGGGAGAAACGTAGATAAGATGTTGTCGGGTAAATAATACTATGGAAAGAGCATCTACATTAGACGTTGGTTATCCGACTGGTGGTCTTTCGAAGTATCCTGTATCTAAGGATGCTAGGTCTGATTTGTATGAAGTTCGCAATAATGCGGAAACTATACTGACTCAAAGTTTGTCATATTCTGCTTTGTTTATTGTTGTTGAGGACACGTCTAAGTTCCCGCCACAGGGGATTATTCGGGTTGGCGAAGAGTTAGTTTATTATGGGACAAAGACTCAGAGTGTGTCTGGCAAGGGGTTATTTCAGAATCTCAAGAGGTCTTTTGCTGGTTCTCGGAAGAATCAATGGCCAATCGGAACTAAAGTCACTAATCCAGTAGCGGCAGAAGTGCATAATGCGGTCAAAGATGCAGTAATTAAGATTGAGAGCAATGTCGGGTTAGAGACAGGTCCAGCGGGAGCGAGCCTGAATGGGATTCTGAAAGGTTTGGAGACGAGATTTTTGTCACCGAAGCCAATTTTTAGGGCGAGTCAGGTTCGTGGTGCGCCGCCATTGATGGTGAGGTTTCAGAACTTTTCTGGCGGCGAACCGATTAGGTATTTGTGGGATTTTGGTGATGGAGAGACTTCCATATCGTTGGCTCCTGTTCACACG